AATCGGCCCCGCTTCCTTGAGCGATCAAGGAGACCGACGACGCGCCTCCCGCCGGGTCCGTCTGGATCGAGACGTTGACGGGCGTGAGATCCCCCTCGGAGGAGAATGCGATCCGGTCCAGGTCCTTCCAGTCGTCCGGCATTCCGTCGTCCAGCCAGGGATGCTCCTGGAGCACCGACACGGCCTGGCCGCCGCCGCCGCTCGAATCCTTCTCGTCCTTGAACCCGTCGAACGCGGACCAGCAGTGGTATTCCGAGATCGTGACCGTGGGCGAACCAGAGACCGTGTTGCAGCGCGGCCGGTCGATGCCCGCGATCGTCAACGTGACGTTCTGCGCGGTGGCGGAGGCGTTGGCGCTCATGGTCAGGCTCGTCGCGCCAGCGACCACGGCGCCGCTTACGGTGGTCGCGCCCGGCACGCCAGAGCCCGTGATGGTCGCCCCGTTCGAGATGGCCGGGAAGGAGGCTCGGTTCCTGGGGTCGCAGTAGGCAAGCGAGGTCGCGCCCAGGATTCCCGACTTGAGTTCGAGCGCGTCGCGCGCGCCCCAGCCCTTCCAGTGCCACCACTGGATCTTGAATCTGACATCTCGAACGAGTTGCTCGTCCGCAGTGGTGCCGCTCCTCGGGTACCAGGCGATCATGTAGTTGCCCTGGTGGTTCGTCAGGAGCAGATTGTCGAGCGCCGCTGGATTCACCTCGTCCAGGTAGCGTCCCATCTCGCTCCACGCGACCGGCTTGACCGCTCCCTTCGAGTACGTGAAGAGCCCACCCGACTCTCCCCAGAAGTAGGCGACTCCGCCGATCACACAGGCGGCCCTCGGGCCCGCGCAGCCAGCCTCGCTACCGCGCGCGGGATCGGCGTATACGACGCTCGTGAGCACGTAGCTGTCCGGGTCCACTCCGGAGATCACGTGGACGCTGCGCTTCTTCAGGATCAGGAGCTCGTCCAGGACGACAACGCAGACTTGGATCATGTCGCCGTCGTCCTTCGCCACCGGAAAAGTGAGGTCGGCATCGAAGTTTGCGATCCCAGTAGCTTCGAGGTCCCCGAAGGCGGCTTGGCTCACGTAGATGGTTGACCCGGCCCAGAGCCACAGGCGGTTCGTGAAACTCGCGATCCCGTCCCCGTGAGGCGGTTCCCCGTGCAGGCCCTCATCGGCCAAGTAGCCCAGGGAAGCGTCGGCAGTGTCGTCTGTAGTCGTCGTTCCCGTGCCGTCCTTCACGAACCAGAACGGGCCCGTCACGGTGCCGTTCACCTTGGTCCGCTCTAGCGTCCAGCCGATGTAGTCGCTGCGGCCCGAGGCCGTGAGCCCGGCGTTGATGTTCACGGTCCGGTTCGGGGCCGCCACGGTATGCTTGGCGCTCGTAGGACCCACGAGGCTCGACCCCTTCGCGAAGCGCCAGCGGATCCGGTAGTAGTGGTCCCCGACGTCGACACCGATCGCGGGAGCGATGATCGCGCTGTCCGCAGCGAACCCGATCGTGTCCGTCGGCTTCGGGAGTTTGAGTTCCTTCCAGGCGCCGTCGTACATGAGCGGCCCGAGCGCGCCCGTGCGCTGGGTCGCCACAAGGACGCCGTCCAGGTTCGTGTGCGTGTAGATGTCCGACGATGCCGGGTGGCCGCCGGGGAGGGTCTGAAGCGTGTACGCGGTGCTCGTGACTTCGAGGATCTTGGCGTCCGCGCCGACGAAGAGCTTGTTGCCCCCGCCGGAGTAGAAGCCCATGAGGCTGTGGGGCGCGTCCGAGAGGACCGCACTCGATAGATCGCGCGTTCCGGGGCGCACGCGGAGGCCACGGTAGGGCCTGCCGTAGAGGTTGTCAGCGGCACTTAGCCAGTTGATCCTGCGCAGGCCGCGCTCGGACACGCCCCCCTGGATCCCGCCCGAGAAGTCCCGGAGCGGAATCGCGATCTCGCGAGTCGCGGTGCGGGGGCTCATGTTATCTCATGCCGCTGAGCCGATTGCGGCGAGGGGCGATGGTGGACCTGCGGTCGACGCTTCTATCGTCGAGCTTGTCCTTCAGCGTCTCCATGTCGGCGTTCCAGAGCTTGAGCTGCTCCTCAGCCTCCGCGTAGCGGTTCCGGGACTCTAGCGCGTGAATGATCATCAGGCGCACCAGGTAGTCCTGCGCCATGTCGTCCACCTGCATCAGCGCGGTGCTCAAGTCCGTGATCCGGTCCGGGAGCCCGAAGTAGTCGATGCACCCGCCGTCGACGATCGTCCCGGTAGCAGCGCCGACGAGGTAGAACCAGCCGGAGGTGCAAAAGTACGATTCGGGGAGCGTCGCCGACGGGTAGTTCGAGGTGGTCTTTTCCCTGAACTCGTCCTCAAACATCTCCTTGATCCATCGGAAGGAGGTCTGGTCGCTGGGGTTCTCGGACACAGCGATGCCGTTCATCACCACCATCGACTGTGGGAAGTCGTACTTGGTCTGGCTCGCAATCAGATCGAAGGCGTCGAGGAACCGCAGCACGTTCGCCTTCTGGCAGAGTTCGCGGTTGCTGCGGTTGTATATCGAGAGCCACTGGGGGATCTGGATGCGCTGCTTGTTCGGATCGCCGATGGCTTGGGCCGCGTCGTCGACGAGGTAGCTAACCAACGTGCTCACGTTCACCTCGATTGCCGGCGCCTCATCGGCCGACGAGAAGGTCCGCTTCAGGAAGCCGTTCCCGGTGCTCCCCACGAACACGTCGTAGGGATCGCCCGGTCCCACGGCGATCGGTCCCGCGAGCGTCCACGGGAGATTATCGTTGACGTCCTCCCAACTCGCACCAGAATCCTTGCTCCGACGGATGCCCTTGGAGAGATAACTGTTCGCGGCGGGGGACGTCGCCGTCCTCGCGGAGGCAGCGAACACGATGTCCGAGTTCGTCGGATGCACGCCCACGCGCCGGATGTAGTCGCCCGTGAGAATCTTCGTCCAGGTGATCCCCGCGTCGTCGCTCCGGTAGAGCCCGCGATTCGTTCCCGTGTCTCCGTAGCAGGCCACGTACAGGCGATTTGCCACCGTAGGGTCCGCCTCGACCCACGCCACGCCGCTCCATCTCAGGGCACCGAGGCTGTTCCCGGTCGTCGTGCCCACGAAGTCCGCCGGTGTCGTGAGGAGCGTCCAGGAGCTCGAGGCCCCGCCCGTGGTCGATCGCCAGAGCCCGCCCTCTCCTCCGGCGTAGACGAGGTTTCCATCGACGGCATCGACCGCCGTGACCCGGGCTGCGGCGTTCAGGGTGGGAGATAGCACGAGGCTCCAGGTGAGGCCGTCGTCCGTGCTCCGGTAGACGTCCCCGCTCCGCGAAGTATTGTCCCCGATCGTGACGAACAGGGTCCGGTTCCCGATCGTGGTCCGGCGGTTGATCGAGAGCCCGTAGACGAACTTGTCCGCCGGCAGGCCAGAGACGGCCATCCATCCGCCGGCCTCGCCCTTCGTGACGCTCTTGATGAGGTTCGACGTCGTCTCGGTGCGCCCCTGGGCGGCCCACACGACATTCTCGTCGCCTGGGTCGGGCATGATCGTGCACGTGTTCCCGCCCTCCCCGTTCCAGTCCCCGGTGAAATCCGGCGAGTTGCACGACTGCCAGCTCAGCCCGCCATCGAAGCTCCTCCACATGCCGGTATCGAAAGCACCTCCGTAGACGAGCCCTCCCAGGGCGGGGCTGATCCTGATTTCCCCGACGGTGAGGTTCTCGAGACGCCGCGTGATCCAGGCGTTGGCCGAGACCTGGTAGGTGTAGAGGTTGTGGAAGACGAGGCCAGCGTCGAAGGAGCCGTGGACGAACTGAGGGCTCACCTGGAGAACCGTGTTCGGGTCGGAGAGGTCCTGGCCGAAGCCGTGGCAGATGCCGTAGTTCCCGGCCCCGTAGGAGCGGTCCGCGTTGGCCTGCCATCCGAAGTCGTAGTCGGACAGGGTGCTCTTCTTGGCGAAACTGGTCCCCCCGTTCGTCGATTCCCAGAAGCCTTCCTCCGCGTTCCCCTGGCTCCGCTTGTTGTCGACGATCCAGATGGTGTTTGAGTCGTTGTGCTTCACCATCACGTTCCCCGTGTGCGCGACCTTGTTGGTCCAGGTCGTCCCGGAGTCGATGCTCTTCCACGCCGATCCCGCCCAGGTGAAGGGCGTCACGTAGGGGTCGCCCGTGTAGATCGTCGCCCAGAGCGTCGTCGGGGTTGAACGATCGACCACGCAGTCCCAGACCTTCCCGGCGGCTTCGAGCACGCCGCTGATCCTGGTCCAGTTCGCCCCGCTGTTGGCGCTCCTGAAGATCGCGTCATCCGGCGTGTGGTTGAAGTCGTGGTAGGAGGAGACGATATAGAGGATCGCGGGATTCAGCGTATCGACCATGAGGCGGTTGATCGTGAGGTTCGTCGGCAGGTCGCTCGCGACGACCGAGAACGTGAGGCCGCGATCGGTGCTCTTGAGAATCCCGGTCGCGGGGTCGAGCTGGGTCGGATGGTAGGCCGCGTAGACGATGTCGTGGTTCGACGGTGCTGGCACGACGTCGCCGATCCAGAGATCGGAGCTCACGAGCGTCCAGTGCGCTCCGGTATCCGCCGTCCGATAGACCCCGTGCGCGGAGGCCGCGTACATGATCGCTGGATCGGTCGGATCGAAGCCTGCGGCGTGGATGAACTGTTCGTTAAGCCCCTGCTTGTTCCCGATCCCGGTCCAGGAGTTCCCTCGATCGGTGCTCATGTACAGGCCCGCGAGATCGCTCGCGACGAGCATGATCCCGGTCGGCCCTGCGGATGCTTGCGCCCACGTGCCGCCGGCGCCAGGATTCGACCACTGCCAGGGCCCCGGGATCGAGGGAATCGCGTTCAGGTTTAGGAGCCTGGCCTTGGGCTTCAGGACCAGGACGGCCCACGCCTTCACCGTCGCCACGTCGCCGATCGCCGAGAATGGCCCGACCGCGCCCGCGGCCGCCAGCGTGCCGCTCCAGATCGCGGTTCCGCCGCCGTTCCCGATCGTGATGGACTTGTCGTACCTCTCGGTAAGCGTTCCGAGGTTCGGAGCGGTCTGCCCGGACCATTCCGGGTTCGCGGTGTCGACGGCGTGGCACGCTGTGATCAGCACCAGGCACTCGCCCAAGCTCGAACTCGGCCCGGTCAGGTCCAGGCTGGCGTCCACGGTCGCTTCGCTTCCGGTCGCGACGATATCGAAGGGATCGCCGGTGAGCGGGCAGCCGCGAATGATCGCGATGATGCCGTTCACGTGGTCGCCCGCGTCGGCGAGCGCCGCGGGGGTCTCTCCGCCCCCGTTCGTCACGCGCTTCCAGAACACCGTCAGCTTGGTCGATCCTGGCGCGCCGGGAGTGCCGAGCCCGATCGCCGCTTTCTGCGTCCATCCTCCGCTCGTCTCCGTGACCGTCTCGTTCGAAGACTGGCAAACCAGTACGGCGATGTCGTTTGTGGAGTAGTTGACCGGGTAGTTGACGGTGACAGCGCCCGTGCCGCCGCTCGCGGGACCGAGGTTTGCCCAGGTCGGGAACGGCACCTAGATTCTCTCGCCGCGACGGCGTGCGTGCACTGCGGATACCGCGCAGGAGTTGGAGCAGCAGGGGCGGCGGCGGCCGTTCCGGCTCCGGTCCTTGGCGACGGCCGGCTGCAACGAGAAGGACGTCCCGCACCTCGGGCAGCGGAAGAGCACTCGCTGGCGCGCGAGGCGTTTGAGTTCGAGCCCAGGGATCAACGCACCACCACGATCTTCGTGTAGCGCCTTCGGCCGTCGGCGTAAATCTCTACCATCCGATAGACGCCAGAGGCCAGGTGTCCCTCGGCGAGCCTGCCCTGGACGTCGTAGGTCCGCACGCTCAGTGGATTCCGCCACTCTGGCCCTCCTACGTCTCCCACCGCCGTCACGTATCCGGGAAGGTAGACCCCAGCGGACCAGCAAGCGCCGTTGCCCGAATCGTCCACGGCGATCGCGTAGACGTGCGTGCCTGGGCCCGATTCCACGTGCAGCGAGTCCTCCTGCGCCTCCATGCCGCGAACGTCCAGCGAGTCGAACGCGTAGGGCTGCCCGCCGATCACGTCCTGGCGCATGAAGCGGACCTGCGCGAGGTCGTCGGTAGGCCCGCCGCCGTCGCAGTAGAAGACGCTGTCGCCCTCGACGTAGGAGTTCGTCGACGGCACGGTGAAAACGATCGTATACGTGCTCGCGTACGCGCCATTGGCGAACGCCAGGGCCAGGAGAAGCAGTAGGGGCCTCACTGGACTACCGTGACCTTGAAGGTTCCGCTCGCGGGATTCTGGGCCGCAATGAACGTGCAGGCCCTCACCGTCACGGTGCCTGCAGCGGACACCCATGCGGTGTAATCCACTCCGCTCGTAACCGATCCGTTCGGAACCCCAAGGACAACCTCATCGTTTAGTGCGGCTCCAGCCAACGTGATCGTGAGGTCCTGGCACGTAACGGCCGTGAGATCGAAGTCGAGCGTGGCAGAGGCTCTAAGGATCTTGTTCACCCTCTGGCCGCCCACAAAGAGGCCGCCCGGCGTGCTTACGGAGTCGGCGTGGAAGGTCAGCGCCGTGCTGAGTCCGTTGTCTCCTATCTCAAAATTCGTCGCGTTGTCGGCAAAGTTCTGGAAGCGAGTCGCCTGTCCGGAAGCCAACGGATACCACTTGAGCAAATTCGTGCCGAAGGTACGGAGCAGGTTCCTGGCTGTGCCACCCGTATCCTTCATCCTAACGATCGAGCCGTTCCCAAAAGTCATGTTCCCAGGAACGTCGGCCAGCGTGTTGATCGTGGCTGTGCCAACGGTGACGATGTTCTGTCCGGAGGTCTCGTCCCTGTAGATAAGCATAGTTCCCGTCGCGGCGTCGGAGATCGAGGTCCCCCCGCTAGCCAGAAACGGACCCATCACCAGGCAGTTGTTCGCCCCGGAGTCGAACCTGATACAGGCCGTCGTGTACAGGTTCGAGTTGATGAAGTGGGTCTCGAAAACCGAGTTCGGGCCACCGATGAACTGAAAAGCTCTGGCTGGAGGATGCGCGGCGGCGATGCCGAAGAGCTGAGCGTTGAACCTATTGCGCGTCCCAGAACACTCAACCTGAGACGAGCCGTTACCGTAGGAAACCTCACCCCCATCGAAAACATTGCTCGTCGCGTTCGTCCCAAGCCGGATCAGCGGTCTGGCCGGGTTTCCCGTAGAGGCGTTTCCGTGCACCTTCAGCCCGTAAAAGTAGTTTCCTACTACGGCATTCGTGCCGTTCCCGATCAGGTCCAGGAAGATCGCGTCCTGGTTATTCGCCTCGATGTGGAGGTTGTAAAACTGGCAGTTATTGAAGGTGTCAGAGGAATTGGTTGTGGCGTCCAGCACAACAAACGGATGCGTGGCGTCGCCACACTCCTCTACGTAGACGTTCTCGAAGTGGGAATCGAAGAACGATGTGAGCTTGAGGCCGGTTTGCGGACCGTTGCGGATCGTCACGTCCCGCATCGTAAACAGCGTGAAGTCAGTGAGGCTGTCGATAGTACCGTTCTGTCCGTTCCCATCAAGCGTCACATTCTCAAGGGACCGATACCATTCCCCTGGAAGGTGCGTGCTTGTACCGGAAATGACGTAATTGGTGCCCGACCCGCGCTTGAGAACCGTTGCTCCACGTCCCGCGCATATCAGTCGGACCCGCTTTCCTGCCGGATAGAGAATCGGCGTGTTGACCGTGATTGTCTGGGCAGGGAGGAACACGGTACAACCAGCCGAGGGGCAGTCAGCGATGGCGGCGTTCACCCCGACGTCGGTAGCTGGAAACGTCACTCCATCCACGACCCGGATCGCCCCGCCGAAGCCCGAGCCAGACGCAGGACCGAATCTCGGCGCGATCATCCCGGAGTCCGCACGGACGCCCAGGGAGTCCACGCGGAACTGCCGAATCCCTCCAGGCCAACTCTCGAACGGGGTCCCGACGATCCGGTAGGCGTCGTATCGACACCAGAGGTAGCACACGCCCGCTCGGTAGGCCGGCAGCGTCAGCCCCTCGGTCCCCGGGCCGAGCTGCCCGAGTCCACCCAGCGGGAACGAGGCGTCGATGTTTGCGAGCCCCGTGGCGTCCCCGTCGTAGGGCGTGGCCTTGAAGGCGCCCTTCGCCATCCCCCACACAGCGCCTGCCCCAGAACCGAAGAAGAGGACCGCGGACGCGGGCTGCGCCCAGAGCAATCCCGCGCACAACAGTGTCGCCAGCAGCCTTCCGACCCTTCTCATGGCTCCTCCGCCCCCTCCACCGGCATCCCGCCCATGCCACCGAAGATAATGAACTCCTCCTCCGGCGCAGGGACCGGAAGGCCGAACTCAGTATAGCCGACCGCAGGGACGCCCTTGCGTTTGTACGCCGTCACTGGCTGCGCTCGGTGCGTGAGGTCGGTCACGGGTCCCGCCTTGTGCGTGTACGCGGTCCCGGGCGGGTTGACCGGCGTGAACTGCTGCACCGGGATGTCCCTCGGGGAGAACGGCGTCACGGCTCCGTCCTGATGCACGTACGGCACATCCGGCATGGCCTTTCGCACGTAACTTCCAGGGGTCGTGGCGACGTAGACCGCGTTGATGTCCGACTCGCTCGCCTGCCCGCTCGCGTCCGTCACGGTGAGGCTCACCTGGAAGAGCCCCGCCGAGAGATACACGTGGACCGGGTTTTGCACCGTGCTCGTGTTCCCGTCCCCGAAGTCCCAGAACCAGGCCGTGATCGCGTTTCCGGGCCTCGTCGTGCTGCGGTCCGTGAACTGGACCGAAAGCGGCGGCTGCCCGCCTCCAGGATTCACGCTGAAGGCGGCCTTGAGGGTCTCTGCGGGCCCGATCGTGTCGTAGACGGGGAAGAGTTGGTAGTACGTGTTCCCGCCGACCACGTAGGAGCGCCTGGGCCAAGTGAACTTCTGCACGACGAGGCCGTTCCGCCGCACGGTGAATGGGCCCTGGTCGACCCAGCCGGTGAGCCCCCGGATCCTGGCTTTCACCGCGTTCGCGATAGCGATGCCCGTGAAGCCCGGCGTCGTGTAGGCGATCATCCCGTCCGCGTTCGACGTCGCCGACACCACCACAGTCATCGACGCATCGAGAAGTTCGATGAGGTCGCCCGCTGAGGCGTTCCCGTTCGCGTCCACCACGATCGGCGAGTAGGTGCGGTAGTCGTTCGTGGTCGCCGTGCTCGTCTGCTGCGCGGCCGTACCGGACCACGTGAAGTCCACGAGGTCCGTGACGCCGGTGCTCCCCCGCAGATCGACCGATCCGGGCGTGCCGTGGATGACCCCATCCCGGATCAGCGTGTAGGCGGAGATCACGTTGATCGCGTTGTTCGCGATGCCGTCCACGTGGAGGTCGTCGGCGTCGATGACGTTGAAGAGGCTCACGCCGGCCGTCGTGGAACCGATCGTGTTGAGGTAGATGTGATGCGCCCGCGCGAACGGGATCGCGGACGTGCCGAAGGCGAGCGTCGCGACGCCGGTTCCGGCGCTCTCCAGGGTGACGTTCACCGCGTCCCCGGCTGCGGACGTGCTCGTCCGGCGGATCGTCAGCTGCACGTTCGCCCCGACGGTGCGGAACTTGGTCCCGTAAATCTGGGTCTGCCCGTCGATGGTTGTCGTGGCTCCGAGCGTGCCCTCGCAGCCGTCGTAGCCGACAGGAGAGGCCGATCCCGCCTGCTGCACCAGCCCCATGATCGTCCAGCGGTTCGCGATGCCGACTGCGCTCACCTTCATCGTCTTCCCGGTATCGAAGGTGAAGTTGCACCGGGAGATCTTGAGCGTGGTGGTCTTGAGGCTCACTCCGTCGCCGTTCTGGATCGACACGTGGAACCAGTAGCGCGCGAGGAGCCCGAAGACGATCCCGCCCCACTTCTCGATGGCTGCTGTTATGCCGTCGGCGGCCTTCCAGCCGTTCGCCTGGCTCTTCTGGTAGAGGTCCTCCATGTGGTAGGAGCCAGCGACGGCATCGAGCGAGGCGTCGGCGTTCAGGTCGTCGTCGTAGAGGATGTCGCCGCCGAGAAGGCCGCCAAGCTGAAAGATGCCACCGGACGCGGCGGAGACAGTGGCGAATCCGGTGATGGCGGCGGTTGCGCCCAGGGTGAGGCTCGCGGAGGCCGAGGAGATGACTCCGCTCGCGGCGATGGCGCAGGCCGCGAAGAACAGCGGGCTCGTAGCGGACGCCTCAAGGAGCCCCAGGCCCGCGATATCGGAGAGCACGTCCCACTGGGACGATCGCTTCCCTGGCGGTACGTAGAAGGTTATCCCGAGGCTTGACGGACCGAGCCCCGGCATCGGCCTAGTTCAGCGCTCGCCAGGTCATCCAGTGCGGGATCACCGACGGAGCCACGGAGAACGTCACGCCGATCCAGAGCCCGCTCGCGATCGTCGTATCGACGGAGACGCTGGCGGTGCTGGAGGCGACGACAACCGTGGAGCTTGCGGCCGTAGCCACCGCCCCGTTGGAGATCCAGACGCCGCTGCCCACGCACGTCGAGTTCGCTCCGGCCGCCACTCCGATCGAGCGGAAGACGAGCGTGTACTCGAAAATGAACGGCGCGAGCGTGATAGAAGGCACGTAGTTCTGCGTCGGAGAGGCGCCGAGCGCGACCCCGCCGATAACCAAGCCGTACCGCGGCGTGACGATCAGCGTCCCCGCCGTCCCGGTCGTGCACGTCCCGCCCACGCTGAGCTTATAGATTTTGCCTGCGCGCGGCTCGTTCGCTGGGATCGGCGTAAAGATCGTCGGGACGAGCACGGTCTCGCTTGTAGCCGTGATCGTCGCCAACGCCGCGTTCGGCGGATCTGCAAGAACATCCCCGAAATACTGGCGACCGATGGCTTTATCCCCCTTTCACTTCTATGCGAACGTCACGGTCAGCGCGCCGATCGCGAAACTGAAAGTGTCCCCGTTCGCGACGGCCTTGCTCACGGCGAGCGCCCCGTACAGGAGCATGTTCCCGGCTCCCCACGTCGCGCTGTCACAGATAGCCACGTGAGACACCGTGCCCCACGACCCGGTCGCAGCGGCGAACGTGATCGCCACGGAGTTGCTTGTGACACCGCCGACTCCTACCGCAGCCCAGTTCGCGTCCAACGGGTTCAGGGAGACGCGAGCGTAGTTATTCGAGTTCGGCACCTCGACAATCGTCGCCCCGGTGCTCGCGTCCGTCGGCGCGGCGGTGCACAGCGCGATCGCTATGACCGTCGGCTTTGTGAAGGACGCCGTCCTGAAGAGGTGCCCCAGGAGGCCCTGCTCCAAAAAATCCGACATCTGGGACACTGGCTACACTCCCCCGGGATTGCCGTTCGGAGGGCCCTTCGCAAAAGGAAGGACCTTCGGCAAGTTGGCGATTCCGTTCATCGTGTCGAGCTTCGACGCCGCGATATGAAGCAGCGCGCACGCACGCAAGAGATCCCCGTCCAGAACTACAACCGTCAACTGGCCAGCGTCGTCCCACCCGACCACGAGCGCTGGCACCTTGAGGGGAACCGAACCCACGTCGACGCTGAGAACCTGGGCGCCAGCCATTACGGTATCGGCCCCCAACCCGCCGCTTCCGTCTTGACTGTCGCGATCAGGCTATTCGCAAGCGTCTTCGCGTCCTCCTTCGCCTGCTGGATCGTGGCCGCGCTGAGCGGGATCAGCGGGACGTCGGCGATCGAGAGTTTCGACTGCTGGCGGGCCTTCACCAGCTGCTGAAGGTCCGAAACCGCCTGCGACACGATGTCCAACGAAGCGGCGCTGAACGCCATCAGGTCCCCCGCATACGATGAAGCGCCGTGCACGTAACGCTACCGCGCACGGCGCCCCGCTTTCCTCGCGCGCGGCTAGCCCGGTAGAACGAGGATCCCGGCCCAGCTCGTGCTATTGGTGCCCGTGGCACCGGTGGTGTTCGTCTTGAGACAGATGCCGAGCACGGTCCCGTACGCCGGTACCGTCGCGGCCTTCGTGGCGCCCGGAGCGCAGAGCCCGATCGTCGCGGAACTCACGAGGATCGTTCCCACCGCGATCGCGCCCGTGGTCACGAGCACGCTCGTCAGACTCCCAACGCCAGCGACGACTCCGCGCTTTCCCGGCCCGACCGGCTCCTGGACCACGCCCAGGAAGCCAACGTCGGTTCCGATGCCGCCCGCCGTCGTGCGCTTGATGCCGAGGACGAGAGAACCAGGAAGATCCGACGCCGGGGTGCCGCCCGCCGCCGTCGTCTCCTGCCTCGGGATGAATCCCGTCGAGACCGTCGCCGGATCCCACAGCGCGGCTTCGCCCATGACGAATGCGGCTGACGCCTCGCTGCTGATGGCGATGTAGCTCGTCGCGATCGCCTGGGCTCCGCTCCAGAGGAGCGTGCCGTCCGCGCCGCGGATCTGCTGCTGGACTTCCAGACCGATGTTCAACATGGACGCTGGCCCCCCTTACGAGACGCCGGACGTGTCGATGCGGGGCATGACCCCGTTCGCACGCGGCTCGTTGATGATGAGCTCGCCCCGCCAGAGGATGTAGGCGGTGCGGACCATCTGGTTGTGGGGCTTGCGGAACGGCTCGAACGCGAAGTCGGCTCGGGAATCCACGTGGAGCCGAATGGACGGCTCGTAGAGGATGTAGACCTTCTCGAACTTGTTCGCGCTCGTGTCCCGCGGGGCCTTCTCGTCCTGGACCCACGTGGCGTTTCGGAACATGAAGTTCTCGAAGCCCGCCTTAAACAGGTCCGTCTGCTGCTGAGGACGCTGGTAGCGCTCGTTTTTCACGAGGTTGTAGTGGATGTCGCTCCACGCCCCGACGTTGCTCAGGATCAGCGTGGGTAGCTTGCCGGACCGGAGCTTGATGTTCGCGAACATCTTGTTGATGGGCGCGAAGTTCGGCCCCGTCGACGCCGAGCCCGCGAAGGTGCTCGAGGCTCCGGTGACGTAGGCCGTGGTCGGGTTGTCGGAGTTGTGGTTCCACCACGTGTTCAACGTGGAACTCCGAGAGATCCCGCCGTAGGTCATCGTCGGAGGCACCTGGCCGCCGGTGGCGCCTTCCTTGAGCGCGTACTGGAGGCCGGCGAGAGCGCGCGTGTCCGTGCCGTCGTTGTAGATCTCGCTCGCCATCCCGTCGAAGAAGGTGTTCCGGGCCATCTCGCCCTTGGCCGCCATCAGGTCCATGACCTGGTTCAGGCCCGAGGCGGTCATCTCCTCGTCCCAATCGATCGTGAGATCGACGTTGGCGTTCTTCGGCGTGAACTCGGCTGCCTGGAAGGGATCGCGGATCGTCGGCGCGAATACGTCCGCCCCGGCGAACCACTTCAGCCCGCCCTGCGTGCGCCAGGAGAGTGGTACTACGATCCTGCGGCCTCCAGTGAAGTGCTTTACCCGCCCTCTCATGCGATTCAGCATCGCGTTCGAGAGGAAAATCTGGTCCTGGATCGTGGGAATGATGAAGTCCTGGACCATTACGTTCACCTGGTTCCAGGGGAACGAAGAGGTCATTTTCGCGTACTCCTATGTGCGATCAGCGCTTTACGCCGAGAAGTGCAGCCCCCGCGGCGTCCACCGCCGACTCCATGGTCTCGTTGGGCCTTGGCTTCCAAGGGCCGACGGTAACTCCGCCGGCGCTCCCCTCGTCCACGATCGTTGCGACGGGGGAACCCTTTCCGTTGACTGAGCCGCCGGGGGCCTTGCCCGGGGACGACTTGGGGTTGACTCGGCCGAGCGCGTCCTTGAACACGACGCGAGCGACGTCCTCGATGTCGAGCCGACTTCCCACTTCCTTGTTCGCGTCGATGTAGTCCTCGACCATCTCGACTTGCGCCTTCGTCATTGGTTTCCCACCGACGGTGTAGCCCTTCTGGAGATTCCTGAAGTCGGTGTCGTCCTTGGTTCTCTGCCGATCGACCCGCTCCGTGCGCGCGTCTAGCTCGACTCGCTCAAGCCTCTGCTTCGCGGCTATGAGTTCCTCGGCTAGAAAGCGTGTCGACTCGTCGTCGCTTTCCAGCGCCGCCTTGAGTCGTGCGTCGACCTCTCCCTCGGTCCTGGCCGGCTTGGTCCTGCCAAGTGCGTCGTCGACGCTCTCCTGGAGGTTCGCGATCTCCTCGAAGAGCCGCTCGGTCGCGCTGTCCTCGTCCTCGACCGACTCTTCTTCGGGTTCCTCTTCTGGCTCGCCCTCTTCGGGCTCTTCCTCTGGGGGCTTCTCGCCGGGCGCGGTCTCGGCCTTTGCAGGCTCCCGCGGGGGCAACCCCTCTTCGGCGCGCTCCTCGTCGGTCAGGTCGGCGTAGTAGTCGCGCGTCTTGGCCGCCTCCGCAGCCTTCTCGGCTGCGTCCGGCGGAATCATCACTGAAGCTGGATTCGCCATGTTAGTAGGCCCCCTCGTATTCGGGCTGGGCACCTTCCACGGTGCCCATGTCCTGAGTGTTCATGTTCATCTCGCCGGGGCTCGGCGGAAGAGCCTGCGCTCCCCCAGCGCCTGGCGCGCCAGGTCCGCCCAACTGGCCACCCTGGGCCATCATGGACAACTGCTCGACGAAGCGCCGGACGATCTGCTTCTCGTTCTGGTCGATCCCGCCATCTCTGCCTATGATCATCGTGGCCTGGGTCAGTAGCTGCTCGAGGTTTGCTGTGGGACGGTCTGGGGGCGCGTCCTGCGTTGCGCCCACCGCCATTTCGGGGCTCATCGGCATGTCTCACCCACCTCCCGCCCTGATCTCCGCGATTCTCTGCCGACGCTTCTTCTTGGACGACGCTGCTCTGTACGGTAGCCCCTTGCGCGGGGTTGACGCAAACTCTTTCAGTTGGGCGACGCTCATTCCGGTCCTCGTCGGCTTGCCGGCTCTCGCCCGGGCGTAGTCCGCTCCCATCATCTCCTGCTGAACTTGCGAGACTGACGGCATCCTAGTATCCGGCCCGAATCGCGGCGATCTTCTGTCGTTTCTTGCCGCGCTTCACCTTAAGCAGCCTCGGGTTTCTCGCCACCGCTGCCGGGCTCGCCTTCCGCGCTGCCGCCGCGATCGCTCCCGCCGGGTTCGTGGCGCCTCCAGCCTTGGCCTTCGCGACGGCCGCTGCGAATCCGATGTGCTTGACAGGCTTCACTGTCCGCCTCCCTTTGGTCCGCCGCCGTTCGTGGCGGCCGCCGCTTGCGCCATTTGGATCCGGTTGATCGCAATTCTCTGGAGGATGGCGGCCCTGTTGGGGTAGTCGAAGTCGTCGAGAAGCTGCTGAGCGTCGATGACCCCCAGTTGGTAGAGCTGCAGGTCCAGGTCCTGCCTGTCTTGGCGACCCTGAGCGTCTCCGCTGTCCGAACTCCACCGAACTTCGAAGTCGTCCGCCGTGTAATCGTCCGGGTTCAGCCACATGTCGCCGCCGCTCGTGGTGCGGAAGTAGATCGGGTCGACGCTCTTCCTGATGTCGGCCCGGATCATCTTCTGGAGCAAGAGCGCGGCCCACTCGAGCAGCCCCGCTCCCTTGGCGCGTGCTCGCGATGCGCCCGACTCCGTGAGTTGCCGGATCGCGGACGCTGCCTCGACCCCGATCGGCCTCTGCCCCTGGAGGGAGTCCGGCGTGCCAGCGACGATCTGGATGTCCTGACGGCGGCCGGCGCGGCGAACAAAGTGCGACTCCGCAAGGCCCTGCGGCTGAAGATAAACGAGCGTCGACCCGCGAGCGATGCGGAGGATCTCGCCGCCCTCGACCGAGGACTTGTCGGTCGAGAGTCTGGAGTCGATGCTCGTCACGACTGGCGGGTTCCCCTGAAGTTCCAGGGCGCGCGCGATCATGGCGTCGCTCCGGTTGATGTCCCGCTGGATCGGGATGATGTCGTCCAGTTCGCCCTTGGGATAGAACTTGCCGCCCTGCTCGTAGTCCCTGCCGATCACGAGCGGGATACCCCCGAGCACCGGATCCACGGGCTTCGGGGTGTCCAGGATAGCGCCCGACGCGGTCATCGGGATCATGCGCCAGCCCGAGGGACAGCAGGGCTCCTGGACCGTCATCGAGTGCGGCACCTCGAGTTGCCCGGTCGGATCGTCGATGTAGCGCGTGCCCTCGTATCTCACGGACATGGTCGTGTAGTCGCGAACGAACATCTGGAGCAAGAAGACCGTCTGGCCGAACACGGAGAAGGAGCCGGTGTCGATCGCGTACTCCCCGCTCGTCGTCGCGGCCGCGCCGTCCTCGAACGAGGCCGATGGCATCGTGCCTATGAACTGGGGGCCCCGGATGCCCCCGAACAGACCCTCCGCGTCGAGGTAGGGCTGGACCAAGACCTCGTAACTCGGGCTCGCGATGTTGTCGGGCTTGATCTTGTCGGCGACCTTCGGGAAAAGCGCGCGAAGCCTGCGCACCGATACGGGCCGGGCGATGAAGAAGCACTCGAGTTCCGACTCGTCCGGCGCCTGGTCGGGGTAGAAGTCGAACGGGGAGAGATAGCGCGGGAGCGCCCTCCCCTGCGGGTCCCAGCCGATCATCGGGCAGCACCAGCCGTACTTCAGGAGATCCCGGACGCAGATTCGGAAGATCCGGTCGAACCCGCTGCTGTCCATCTTGTAGGTCGAGTACTCCCGGAGCCGCTCGATCTTCTCCGCGTCCATGAAGTTCCGCGGCACGGGCTCGGGCCTGGGCCTCGACTGCGTGAGGATGGGCCAGATCGTCTCGACGGTGGACATGCAGTAGTTCGTGACCGGGTTGTTGCGGTTCTCCCAGGGATCGACGTAGTGGAACCCGGCGTAGTAGAGCTCGCAGGTCTTGAGCCTCTCCTGCTCGCCTCGCTTCAGCTGGAATACGACATTCCACTTGTCCGCGACCCACGCCCTGATCTTGCCCTCTCCCTCGGGTCCGTCTCCGAAGGAGCCGAACGCGGGGGTCTCGGGAACGTGCCGCTCGCTGGCGGCGAAGATCGAGCCGTCGTCGAGAGTGAACGCCGTACCCGGCATCAGATCGCGTACCCCTCCTTACGCAACTTGCTGAACAACGGGGCCTCCTTGACGGGCTGCCAGTCGTGCGTCCCATGGATCCGCTGGAGTTCTCGGTGGTGCGCTCGATTCTTGACGACGCATCCGAAGGCGATGGACACGTGCTCCGGGAAATCGTCGATCACGGCTGGCGGGGCGAATACTCGCGACGCGAGATGCGGACAGGAGCCGCAGCGCACGACTCCGGGCTCCGGGTCGCTCATATGGCGGAATTGCTCGGTGACGTGGCCCTTTTCGCAAACGTAATCGTACAACGGAGCCATCAGTGCTGGACCGGTGAGGGCGCGACGCACTGGGCCGCCTCGCGAGCGCGCTTGATGTTCGCATTGCCCATCTGGTTTATGGCCGCCATGGCCGCGATGCGCACGCGCTCCATGTGGTTGCTGTCGCCGGCGAGGCATGACTCGTGGGCCGGTAGTGGCTCGCAGGCCGCGGCGTTGGGCGTGTACGTCACGCGCTTGGGATCGAGCGGGTCCACCTTGCGCCCACACCAAAAGCACTCCGCCCGCCCATCGCTGTCAGGGAACCTTCCGTCATCGAAGAGTCTTTCGTCGCTCACGCCACAGCCCCTCCTACCGCAAGCCAGCGATTCCGAACTTCTTGCGCGCGGCCTCCCGAGCCAGGATAGCATCCTCCATTTTCAGGACCTCGTCCATAGACATCCCGCTCTGGACCATCGCGTACCGGGCTGCGACCTCGGGCCCCTCTCGCTCCTTGAGGAGCGACGCGGCCGTGGCGACCGACCGGACGAACTCCTCGGGGTGCGCCTCCAGCGGGTTGTGCATCGAGCCTCGGTGCGCCATGAGGCAGAGCCCGAACGCGACCAACAGGTCCTTTTCCGAGCCGACCCCCGCCTGGACCTTGTCGTCGACGTAGATGAGCGTTTGGATCTGCTGGATCATATGCGGGCAGTGGATCTTCCCCATTTTCATCCGCACGTACTTCCTGAGCGTGTCGAAGAGGTGCTGGCGCATCTTGGTCGTCGCCATGTACCCGGGCTTGTCCGTGATCTCGCCGGCAACCGACTCGGCGCTCACCTTCCGGTAGTAGAGGTTCGGGTAGCCAACCTGGGTGATCGTGTCGTGGAAGAGGATGCCGTGGTTGTTGGCCTCGCCGATGATGAGCCCGTCGTTGAAGTAGTGCGCCATGTCGATCGCGCGGAGCGCCAGGACGTCGGGCGGTGCCTTCCCGTACCAGGTCGCGGCGAGGTCCATCGTCTGGTCGTCCAGGACCGCAAGCGGGGAGTGGTCCGACCCGGGGTCGCCTTCCGAGGGATCGGCGCCGATGACGTAGGTGTGCCTCTTCTGGGGCTCGAAGAAGACCCTGAGCCGCCCCCGGTCGTGAACCACGATCTGCGGCACTCCGAATCCCGAGGGCTCCGCCTCGATCTCCGTGCACTCGGGCATCTTGTTCGCCCCCACGAGGTCGTTCAGGGCCTTCGTGTAGTGCTCGACCGCCTCGACGTCGAACGCGGGGCGACCGGAAAGAGAGAAGGCCTCGAGGTCAGTCGCGGGATACTCCTGCGCGAACCTCACCTCGTCCCCGTCCAGATTTGCGCTGATGCACCACCGCCGCCACTTGAGCTTCTGGTTCGTGATCTGCGGGTGAGCTCGGCAGAGCGCCTGCTCGACGGAGTTACGGAAGAAGCGCTCCCCCTTGAGCGGAAACTCGTACTCCTCGTGCTCGAACCAGGGGACGAAGATGGGCGTCCACCCCTTCTCGTCCTCCGGCACGTCCTTGTCGAGCGACAGGCCGACCGCTCGCTGCCACATCTTGTGAAACTTCTGCCCGATCCCACCCATTCCGTTTGCCGTGCTCTCGATGACGGCCAGCGAGTCGAGACTCAGTGGAACGGTTTGCATGATGGCCTGAAGGGTGGCCTCAGCCTGCTCGTAGTAGGCGAACTCGCTCAGGTGAACCTTCTGCGCCGTGTACCCGCGCGGGTCTCCCTGGACCTCGACCTGGAGACGTGACCCCGAATCGAACTCGATCTCGTGCACGTTCTGGATGCGGGTCTCCTGCTGCATCTCGCCGCGGAGGAAGCGGTGGTAGTTCCGGCTCATTCGGAAGAGCACCTTGGAGCTCTTGAGCGTGTGCGCGATCACGAGGGCGGATCGGTTGGGCTGCATGAGGCAGTCCCAGGAAAGGAGTGCCTCGATCAGGGTCGAGACCCCGACCTGTCTCGCTTTAAGGCACAAGATGCGCGGCGGGATGCCGTTTGCGATCAGCTCTCGGACTCTTTTGAGGATGATCCGCTGGCTGCTGTTGAGGACGAAGCGGACGCGGTGGCCCTGCTTGGTGACGATGACGAGGCAGTCCCGGCAGAACTCCTCAAAGTGGGCGAGGTCGCGGTAGTAGTCGAGGCCGGGGAACTCAGGCGGGGGCGGCACGTCCTCGGCCGCCCCGCGCCGCGCGGCTACCTCTCGAGTGGGATCGTCTGCTGCACGTTGAAGTCGAGCATGGCGCTGGACCCGAACGGATACTTCACGCGGTCCTCCTCGTCCACGATCAGCTCGACCTTGAGGCCCTCGACCTCGTTTTTGAGCTTCACCTTCACCAGCACCCGGTCCTTTTTGAAGGTCATTTCGTGCCCGACGACTCTGCAGGCGAATTTGGTGCTCGGCATCTCGTTGCCTCCTTTGTTCCGCCCAGACTGCTTTATTCCGGGCCCTTCTCGCCAACTTGGCGGCCCGGCGCTCGGCTTGCGCTTCTAGCAATGCCCGATCTCTCGAGTCCCTGTAGGACGAGGAGGATGGAGTCTTCGACGGCTCGTTGTCGCGCATCCACGACCTCCGTGAGGTGCTCAACCGATTTCCGCAAGAGTGCATCCTGGGTCGTCGATTTGTCCAGCGCGGCGCCGAAGGAGTTGTTCTGCTCGGCCACCGCGTTCGTGAGTCTGAGCACGGCCTGGGCGGCGCTCAGGTAAGAGCGCGCGGAGCGGTAGCCAGCATAGAAACTGACGGCGGAGACGACCGCCATGAGCGCGAGGAGGATGGCCCAGAGCGCGCCGGTCATTTCGCCATCCTGATCGTGTCCGTCCTTGCCCTGCGGCAGGCGAGAATCTGCACCTCGAGCGCGACCGCGGCGGGCAGCCTCTCGATCGCGTCCTTGGCCTTGCCCTCGGCGTCCGATTCCCATTGCATGTTGATGGGCTCGTCTGGGCCGCCGGAGGCGAGCGGGACGATGTGGTCGACCACGTGCCCCGGCCAGCCGTTCGGGTGCCCGGTCGAGACCTGGAAGCGGTGCACGGCCGACTGCGAGCGGTGGATTCTCCCGTTCGCGTCGCGCAGCGGAGCCGAGGCCACGAGGAGGAGCCCGATGGCCGCGCAGATGGCGAACGCGAGCAGCATCGACGGGCGATCTCTCACTTCGCGTGTGTCCCCTCGACGCCGGCGGCGATCCGGCGCCTCGTGCGATCGTCGAGCCGGTTCAGTGCCTCAGCGATACGCGTGATCGCGTCCGCGTTCTCGGCGCAGGCGAACTCCGAATCCTCGTAGAACCGCAGCCGATCGAGGCAGGCGTAGAGCACGTCCTCGACGAAGGCGCCGTTGGGCGGCTTCCTCTCGTCGCCGCGGCCCAGCGGGCCGTCCTGCCAGCTGATGCTGAAGCCGAGCCCGTAGCTCACGCCGCCCGCGGGCCGGCCCTGCTCGTCTTTCTCGAACTGTGAGGTGTGCCCGGTCGTGCTCATTTACGCCCCTGGAGCAGATGGAGGACCGATGCGTACACGGCCTGCCCCGTCGCGAAGCCGACCCCAAAACAGAACCCTACCACCATCCAGTGCAGGACCTCTTTCATGTTCCCACCTCCGTCACGGTTCTAAAAACGGATCACGCCATCCAGGTCCCTCGTCGCCTCGAGGTACATCAGCCGGAAGAACGTGCTCGGGTGCACGCGAAGCGCTTTCGACAGTTTCACGACCACGCTCGCTCTCAGGTCCGGGTTCCGGCGCATCCAGTACATCTTGCCGTTTCGGAGCCCCGCCCGGCCAAAGATGCGCGTACGACTCGGCCTCCCTTTCAACCTCAGCCTCAGTTGGTCCAGTGTCCTCTCCCAGGCAGTCTGGGAAAGGGCACCCGTCTCGGCCCGCGGCCTTGAGCTGGATTCCATGAGTCGGGCACGCAAAATATCCGCCTCCATTCAACTCCTCCCAGCAGAACTGGCACATCCCGTTCGGGGCCAGACGTCCACTCTCGTCCACCAGCCGAACGACGCCGCCGAGGTTGTGCGTTTTACATATGCCGTGGGTAGCATCTGGGATCTCGTCCCCCTCAAACCTCGGATCAGCCATGGCTCGCGCGAGATTGGCCACAGGCCGCCTTGATGTCAAGCCAAAGATTTTAGAACTTTCCCCTTGACGCTATTTAGCGCCTCGGGCACTGTGCTGTCACGCCCCAAGCGTTATTCGCGTCGCGTCGTACACGGGGCGGGGGAAGTCCACCAGGGGGTGACCGTGTACGCAAAGATCTACCGCAGCCTATGGGAGGGCTCGATGCGCGGACACGGGCTCGACCAACTCGTGCTCGTCTACCTATGCGCCCACTCCGACGCGAACGGAATCGCCGACGTGATCCACGACCGAATCGCCGCCGACATCGGGTTTCCGATCCAGCAGGTCCAAGCCGCCATCCTCCGTCTCGAGGCTCCAGACCCCAGGAGTAGGTCGCCGGAGGCTCGAGGAGCGAGGCTGTCGCGCCTCGACGAGCGCCGAAACTGGGGGTGGCTCATCGTGAACTACGACAAGTACCGCACCGCCAACGACCTTGAGAAGATCAAGGAGCAAAACAGGTTACGTGCCAGGAAGCACCGAGAGAGGTTGCGCTCTAGCGTAACGGACCGTCACGTGACGTCACGTGATAGTAACGCGAGTAACGCAAAATCACGCCAAGCAGTAAGCAGTAAGCAGAAGCAGGAAGCAGAGGCAGAAGAAGACGCAGAGGGGAGCGTAGGTGAGTCTTCGAGCCTCTTTCCTGATAGCACCGTCATTGAGACTACGAAGGGGGTAAAGACAGACACTGTGCCCGCTTCGCGGTCACGTTTCACCCCGCCCACGCTTGAAGAGGTCCAGGCCTACTGCCTGGAACGTGGGAACGGTATCGACCCGGGCCTCTGGATGGACCACTACGAGTCGAACGGCTGGCGCGTTGGTCCTAATCCAATGAAAAGTTGGAAGGCGTCCGTGCGCTACTGGGAAAAGAATAATCAGCGCAACGGAAAGGCTGGAGTGACCGCACGGGGACTTAGGGCGTTCGCGGAAAAACTGAGATCGGAGGGAAAGTGAAACGGTCGGATGTGGTCGAGCAGGTGTCCAAGTTGGTCGCCGCGTTCGGCAAGGACGGCATAGGAGAGGAGACGATCGAGGTCTACGTCAACGGGCTAACCGACGTGGAGGGGCACCTACTTGCCAAGGCCGTCCACAGGATCATCCTCACCCGCAAGTTCTTTCCCAGGTTGGCTGAGGTTAGGGAGGCTGTTCTGGCGGAGTCCGGAGAGGGACCGACGTACAGCGCAGAAACCCAGGCCCTGATCCGGCGCGCCGACGTTCGGACTCCGGTGTACCGACGCGACGGATCCTTCGCCTACGAGGAACGCACGTGGGAGTGGCCCGATGGGATCAACCAGGCCACGAGACTCGCGATCGAGGAGACGTTGGCCCGCGTAGGCGAGCCATGCGATGGCAACGGGAAGCCCATTTTCGGCTGGGAGGCTGGGTTTAAGGAGGTGTATGAGGGTGTATCCGATGACATCCGGGTCGGGCTCCTCTCCGACCTCTCCCGCGCGAGGCTCCCGGCGCCTAAGCCGCCAAAGGCCCTGCCAGCGTGACGCCCGAGAACTCGGCGCTGCTCGAGACCTACCGGCTCGAAGGGCTAATCGGCGAGCAGTTTAAGCCCGCAGGCGAGACCGCGAGCCAGCAGCGGTCCTCGATCGAGGCTCGGGCGTACACGACCTGGATCAAGCGTAACGCGGAGCTCTGCGGGAACCACCCGCCGGAGACGTGCCGGTCGGCCTTCCAGATGCGCCACGACCCGAACTGGTCCATGCCGCCTCTCTCGGTCCCGGAGATGCCCATGGCCTCGGCCTTGGTGGCTGGCTTCTCGACTCCGAGGTCGATCCTGCCGCGCGGGGACGCCTACGAGGGCCCCGAGGAGACGCTGTTCCCCGAACCGGCGGACGTTCCCCCGCCACAGGAGTCGTAGGTGAACCTGATCCAGAGATGGCGCGCGGCCCGAAAGACCCAGGAGCAGATAACGGCCGTGGAGTTCGTGAAGAAGAGCCTCTTGCCCCGGCACTGGAACAACGCGATCACGGCGATCCTTGGCGCTCCGAGACATCGCAAACCCAAGGCCGCGGTTCGTCGTCGCCGGCCGATCCACGGACCCACGTTCCGCTACCGCACATCGCAGACAGCGGGGAGGCCCTGATGGGATCCAAGCGCCCCCAGGACGGCGTCGTCTTAGCCATGCGCCCCCAAGGCCACGACTCCACCGTCCCACACGCCTTCAACCACACCGGAGGCGAGTGCCCGAAGTGCTCGAGCAAAAACCACCACGTCGTCTTCTGCCTCCCGCACCAGGACGCCGTGACCCTGCCGCGGGTCATGGGCTGCGAGGTCGACGGCGAGCACCTCCACCGACAGTGCGCGAACTGCGGCTACCCCTGGGTCGAGCGCTGCTACGACCAGCTCCTCCAGTCCCAGGAGGAAGGCTGGCTGATCGCGGAGTCCCAGTTCCTCTGCGCCCTCGCGGCAGTCGCCGCCAAGGCCGGGGGCATCCGCCTGGACCTGCCCGTCGTCCAGGGATACCGTGGTTTCACCGTGCGCTTCCACCGGGACACCGAGGCCGGGGTGGTGGTCATCACCGCCGAGGAGACCCCGGAGACGGGCCTGCCGGCGCACCCCGAGCTCCGCCCGCAGGGCGATCCCAGGAGGGCATCGTGACCCGCCCTCGCGCGCTCGATCTCTTCTGCGGGGCTGGCGGAGCGGCGATGGGCCTCTACCGCGCGGGTTTCGACATCGTCGGCATAGACAACCGCAAGCAGCCTCGATACCCGTTCCCGTTCATCCGGGCGGACGCGCTTAGGCCCCCAGTGAGGCTGGAGGACTTCGATCTCGTATGGGCGAGTCCGCCGTGCCAGCACGCTTCGCTCGCAGCTGGTCGGAATTCCCGCACGAGTCGCGCCCGCGCCCCCAACCTCATTCCAAGGACGCGGGAGTTGCTCCAGAAAAGCGGGCACCTCCATGTCATCGAGAATGTGCCACAGGCGAAACTGGTTTCGCCGGTTACCCTGGATGGCACCATGTTCCCGATGCGCCATCGGCGCACCGAGCGCCGCCGAATCTTCGAGAGCAACTTCTTCATCCTCGCACCACCGGTCGGGCGTCGCTTCGGTCCATGCACACACCCGGAAGCGGTCACGGTCGCGGGCCATCCCGGAACGACCTTCAGCCGTTACTACCGGAAAGACTCCGGTAAGAGCGGCGGCTATCGTGGGAGAGCCGGCACGAAGGACGAATGGGCCGTCGCACTTGATATCGACTGGATGTCAGGTTTAGAGCTCGCTCAGGCCATCCCGCCAGCCTACGCCGAGCACATAGGCCGCTACGCCATGATGGCGCTGGGGCGGGACCAGTGAGCGCCCGCCCATGCACCGGATGCGGCCGCACCATCGAATGGGCCAAGACCCCCTCCGGCAAGGCCGTCCCCCTCGAACGCGTCCCCGTCGTCGAGATCGACCCCCAAGGAGTCGCCCTCGTCACAGGCCGCACCGTCCTCGTCAACCACTTCAAATGCTGCCCTAAGGCGAACGACTTCTCAGGGAGGAACCGCACGACGCCGGCTCAGCACCCCGCAGGAGGGACCCAACCGTGAAGACCGGACCCGTCTCCAAGCTCGACCGACTCCGCCAGGCCCTCACCCTCGCCGAGGGCAAGCTCGCCGCCAAGATCAAGCAAAAGCCCGGCTACGAAGGCACCCTCGAACTCGACGTCCAACGCGCCCATCGCCTCCTCGCCGACGAAGAACGACGCGCCCT